TCAGAAGATGCTATCCGTCTTGCAGGTGAATATTACAAGATTGCATGTCCTCACGCTGGTGAAGGTGCAATTGGTAAAAACTGGTATGACATCCACTGATGAGAGTATTAGTAGCTTGTGAGACATCTGGTACAGTAAGGGACGCATTTCGCCTCCTCGGTCATGATGCTTGGAGTTGTGACATACTTCCTTCTGATACACATGATGCACATCACTACCAATGTGATGTACGAGAAGTGTTATATGATAAACAATGGGATTTGTTAATCGCTCATCCCCCTTGTACATATCTTTCTGTATCAGGTATGCACTGGACAACTCGTGGTCTTCGTGACCCTAAGCTTACAGAGGATGCTCTAGACTTCGTTAGAGTGTTCATGGAGGCTGATGTAGACAAAATCTGCATTGAGAACCCTGTCAGTATTATCAGCAGTCGTATTCGTAGACCAGATCAGATAATCCAACCATGGCAATTTGGACACGATGCCAGTAAAAAAACGTGTCTGTGGCTGAAGAATCTTCCTAAACTACAACCTACTAAACTCATTGAACCAAGAATGGTAGATGGTAAAGCAAGGTGGAGTAATCAAACAGATAGTGGTCAGAATAAACTACCCCCATCTGCAGATAGGTGGAAAATTCGGAGTAAAACGTATGAAGGTATAGCTCTAGCTATGGCCGAACAATGGAGTAAATAATGGACGATAAAGAAAAAATTCCCTATAACATTGAAATCACATTTACTGACACGCAGGTGAGTTTGTTTGAAGACATTCTGGGTTACCAAGTTGGTAGTGATGTTATTGCTGTGGCAAAGAAAGATGGTGAGACAGTGATTTTTCCAATGTCTTCTATTGCGTTTGTCCGTCATTTCCCTGCACCTCAAGCTGCAGAATAATCTAATTAACTAAATCGAAAGGAACACACATGGGTCTTAATGCTAAAAAAGTTGGTGGTGGCAATCAAGGTAACAAAGTGCCACAAGCTAACATTGAGCCGGGCACCTACCCCGCTCGTCTTGTCCAGATTATTGACTTGGGTTTGCAAGCTCAACGTCCTTATCAAGGCAAGGACAAGCCTCCAGCACAAGAGATTATGTTGACATATGAACTCGTTGACACATTCATGCTGGATGAGAATGGTAACGAACTGGAAGACAAACCTCGTTGGATCTCTGAAACACTGCCCTTCTACGGCTTGTATGCAGATAAGGCTAAGAGCACACAGCGTTACAACGCTCTCGATCCTGATGGTGCGTATGACGGTGACTTCTCCAAAGCTCTGGGTCAGCCTGTCAATGTGACAATCGTTAACAATGCTGTTGGTGACAAGGTGTATGACAACGTTGCAACTATCTCTACTATGCGTGCTCGTGACGCTGACAAGTGCCCCGAACTGGTCAATCCTTCAAAGCTGTTTGACCTGGATGCACCTGACATTGAAGTGTTCAATGCATTGCCAGAGTGGTTGCGTGACAAGATCAAAGGCAATCTGAACTTCAAAGGTAGTCCTTTGGAACAGCTGCTCAGCGGTGGTGGTGATCGTCCTCGTAGCGCTAAAGCTGCTAAACTAGCCCCTGCGCCAGCTCCTGAAGATGACGAAGATCGTCCCTTCTAATGCAGTGTTTGGTTGATGCCGATGTTCTGAGATACGAGATTGGTTATGCAGCCGAGACAGGGTGGCAACACCCTGGCTTCCCTCCTTTCGATTATGTAGCAGAGCTTCTAGATAATCGAATTGCTAACATTGTTGCAATTGCAGGGAATGCAGACGGAGAAAGCATGATACCAGAGCCTATTCTCTATCTCACTGGCAAGGGAAATTTCAGGTTTGATATTGCCAAACGAACTCCTTACAAGGAACGTGCAGGTAACAAGCCTTGGCATTTCAAGAACATTACGGCTTACATGAAAGCCAGATACAATGTCATTGAATCAGAAGGAATTGAAGCAGATGATCTTATGGCAATCGAGCAGTCCAAAAGACCTCTCGAAACCATCATCTGCACACGCGATAAAGATCTACGACAAGTGCCTGGATGGCATTACGGATGGGAGCTTGGTAACCAACCCCAGTTCGGGCCGATGTTGGTTGACGAATTTGGAGCTATTGAACTATCTGAAGATCGTAAAAAGATTAAAGGATACGGATCAAAGTTCTTCTACTCGCAATGCTTGACAGGAGACATTGTAGACAGCATTCCAGGTCTCGGTAAATGTGGGCCTGTTAGAGCGTTTGAAATACTAGAGAGTGCCCAAGATACTACCGACTGTTTTAAACGCGTTAGAGAGGCTTATAGGGCCTTCTATGGGGATCGTGGAGATGAAGAACTGCTTGAGCAAGGGAGATTATTGTGGATGACGAGGAAACTGGACGAGAACAACAAGCCAGTGATGTGGGAGTTCCCAAAAGAAACGTTCTAGAAATAGAATGGATTAGTGACGTTCACAACTGTGACGTGTGTGGGCCTAGCTTCTCAGAAGGAGCTATTGTGCGTCTGAACAATGCTGTGATTCTTGAGATGGTTCCTCAAGCTAGCTGCTATTCTTCAGAGACTTATGATGTAACGGAGGTGTATGATTCAGTGTTCGACTTAATGGGTATTGATGTTGTTCATAGCGAGAACTCATCCCATCCTCCTATTCAGGAGGTAGACGATGACGAATCGGACAGTATTTAACGATGGGGAGTGGACACTAGCCCGTTTTAACTCATTCGTTAAAAGTGCACTGAGATCAGCATCCCAACGCTGGCCAGTGAAATATAAAGTGCTGTCAGAAGCCTACGTTGGTCAGAAGATTAACGAGTCATCTGGCAGGCTTGCTAAGCATTATAAATGCAAGTCTTGTGAGAAAGACTATCCCGCTAAGAACGTACAAGTAGATCATGTCAAGCCTATTATTGATCCTGTTCAAGGGTTCACTACTTGGGACGAAGTGATTTACAATATGTTCTGCGAACGTGACAATCTACAGGTTCTCTGTAAAACTTGTCATGACACTAAAACCAAATCAGAAAAAGAAGAAAGAAAGAAATATGCAACAAAATGAATTCAAAGGCTTCTCCCTGTTCAACGATATTGAAGACGCTGACCTGCGTACTCGTAATCGTTCTGTCGTAATGACTAACATTGCTGAAGACCACATCGACAAGAAGACTAAACGTATCAATCCTAAAGGCGCTGCTTTGATTCTCAACTACTTCTCCCTCATCCCTGGTGCTGAGCGTGATGCAGCTAAGAATAAGTTCGCAGAGGATATGAACAATCGTGGCTTCACCTTGGCAGCTTGAAGCTGAATTCAACAACTTAATGACGAGGATTATGAATCCCCTAGACAAACAAGTTCAAGGTAGTCACTACAAAGATCTAGCAATCCAACCTGTTCAATACATCCATGCTAATAATATCCCTTACTTCGAGGGCAATGTAATCAAGTATGTAACTCGTTGGCGTAGTAAGAACGGTATTGCTGATCTTGAAAAAGCAAAGCATTACATTGAACTTCTTATTGAATTGGAAACAAATAAACAATGAGTAAAGTGAAGCTTATCTGGGCAACACCTAATGGCGAAGACCTTGTGGCATATATGGCTCGTGTTAGTAATCCTACTAACCAAGACAATAAAACCACAGCACCTAAGCTTCTAAGCTACTTGGTTCGTAACAAGCACTGGAGTCCGTTTGAGATGGTTGGTGCTTGCGTAGAAATTGAAACCACTAGAGATATTGCTCGTCAGATTCTGCGTCACCGTAGCTTCTCTTTCCAAGAGTTTAGTCAACGATATGCAGAAGTCAATATGTTTGACACTCGTGAAGCACGTCTTCAAGACGCTAATAATCGACAGAACAGTATCCCTGTTCAAGATCGTGAGCTCGAAGAGATGTGGCAAGAAAAGCAGAAGTCAATCATTCGACAAACCACTGAAGCATACCAATGGGCACTGTCCAATGGCATTGCTAAAGAACAGGCTCGTGCTGTCCTCCCCGAAGGGAATACAATGAGCCGTATGTATATGACTGGTAATCTTCGTAGCTGGCTCCATTATATCCAAGTGCGTACCGATCCTTCTACGCAACTGGAACATCGTATCGTAGCAGAGCAGTGTAAACAAGCTCTGATGAAGGATTTTCCTAATATTCTTTCTGTATTGGATAACTAATGCGTATCGCTGTAATTCCTGACACCCAAGTTAAGCCTGGTGTTAACACTGCCTATCTTAACAAAATTGGTGAATATCTCCTTGAGAAACGACCCGATGTTATTGTGCATCTGGGAGATCATTGGGATATGCCTAGCCTTAGTAGTTACGACGTAGGTAAACGACAGTTTGAGGGTCGTCGTTATGTCAATGATATTGAAGCTGGTAACGAAGGTATGGAAGAGCTTCTCTATCCTATCCATCGTCATAATGTACGTGCTGCTGCTAACAAGAAAGCCCGCTATACGCCTCGTAAGGTGTTCCTGATGGGTAACCATGAGAATCGTATCAATCGTGCTGTAGATGGCGATCCTAAGATTGAGGGAGCCATTGGTGTTAAAGATCTTAAACTAGAGGGTTGGGAAGTATTTGACTTTCTTGACGTTGCTATTATTGGCGGTATCGCTTTTAGCCATTATTTCGTCACTGGCGTGGCTGGTCGTCCTGCTGCTACTGCTAATGCCCAGCTGAACAAGAAGCATATGAGCTGTATTGCTGGTCACCAACAAGGCTTGCAGATTGCCACTGCTCATCGTGGTGATGGTCAACGACTCACTTCTATTATCGCAGGTAGTTGTTACGAACATAACGAAGACTATCTGGGTCATCAAGGTAATAAGCATTGGCGAGGATTCCTCATGCTTCATGAAGTGAACGATGGTCAATTCGATCTGATGCCTGTTTCTCTTGATTATATCAATAAACGTTACGCATGAGTAATCAATATTCTAAATTGAAAGAAGCTGCTAGAGAGCTTCAGTATCAATGCCACAGCCAAGCCCGCGATGCGGGTTGGTGGCATGACATTAACACTGGTAAGCATTTTACTGAAAATCCCCTTGGCTTTAGCAATAAGCTAATGTTGATTGTCTCTGAACTTGCAGAGGCAATGGAAGCAGATCGTAAAGGACTGATGGATGACAAGCTTCCACATATGGATGGTAGAGTGGTGGAGCTTGCCGACGCCATTATTCGTCTCTTCGATCTGGCTGGTGGCTATAATATGGATTTGCCTCGCGCTATTGCTGAGAAGATGGAGTACAATGCTTCTCGACACGACCATAAAATTGAAAACCGACTCGGAATCGGTGGAAAGGCTTATTAATGAATTATTCCCCTTCTCTGAGGGCACAGCTGCTAACTCGACGTACATACAATCGCCCCCTAGATGAAGCTGGTAAAACGTTTGAAACTTATGAAGAGACTGTTAATCGTGTAATCGGTCATCAGTCTTGGCTCTGGGAACGTAGTACAAAAAGCAAACTGACAGAAGAACAAAACAATGAACTGCAAGAGTTACGATCCCTCATGCTCGATCGTAAAGTGCTTATGTCAGGACGGACATTGTGGCTGGGCGGAACGGATGTGGCAAAGCGCCGAGAAGCATCCCAATTCAATTGCTCGTTCACAAATGTGGAAACAGTCTATGACGTTGTTGATGTCCTCTGGCTGCTCATGCAAGGATGCGGTGTTGGCTTTCGACCGATCGTTGGACAACTTACCGGCTTTCAAAAACCCATTGAAGAACTTGAGATCATTCGTAGCACGAGGACAGACAAGCTAGGTGATCAAAATAATAAAGAGACGTATGATGAATCAACAGGAACATGGACAATCCGCATTGGTGACTCAGCCGAAGCATGGAGCAGGTCAATCGGTAAGCTGGTCGCTCATAAGTTTCCCGCCCGTAAACTTGTACTCGATTTCTCGCAGATTCGCCCTGCTGGTGAACGTCTAAAAGGATATGGGTGGATTAGTAGTGGTGACCAATCTATTGCAACAGCTTACGAAGCGATTTATAAAATTCTTAATCGTCGTAGCGGTAGTCTTCTTACTCGTATCGACATTCTTGACATTGTCAATTGGCTTGGTACTGTACTCTCTTCTCGGCGGTCAGCTGAAATTGCTCTCTTTGAGTATGGAGAAGATGAATGGCAAGAGTTTGCGGTAGCAAAAGATAAATGGTGGGAGAATAATGTTCAACGAGCACAATCAAACAATAGTCTGCTCTTCAATCACAAACCAAGTAAAGCAGAGCTTGGAGACATTGTTAAGCTCATGGTTGCAGCCGGTGGTAGCGAACCCGGTTTCATCAACGGTCTCAGTGCACGACGACGAGCTCCTTGGTTCAAAGGAGTTAACCCTTGTGCTGAAATTCTCCTTGGAAACAAATCCTTCTGCAACCTGACTGAGGTAGATCTTGCAAAATTCAAGGGAGACTCTGCAGGCCTTCGTCGAGCAATTCATCTTGCCGCACGAGCCAACTATCGACAAACCTGTGTTAATCTCTTGGATGGAGTTCTCCAAGAAGCCTGGCACCTTAACAATGAATTCCTCCGACTTTGTGGAGTGGGTCTTACAGGTATCGTTCGACGGCCAGACTTGGGAGCATACGACTACCAAGAGCTACAGCGGACAGCTACTAGTGGAGCTTATTCAATGGCTGACGAACTTGGGTTACCACGACCTAAGAACATATCCACAATCAAGCCGAGCGGCACACTCAGCAAGATCATGGACACTACGGAAGGTGTTCACAAGCCACTAGGAAAATACATCTTCAATAACGTGAACTTCGGTAAGTTTGATCCTCTTGTTCCTCTGTGTCGTGCAGCAGGTTATAAGGTGATTGACAACCCCACCGATCCTTCTGCTGTGTTGATTACGTTCCCTGTTAAATGGGAGGACGTTCCTTTCGACAAGTATGAGAAAGACGGTAAGATTCTGGAAGTCAATCTGGAAAGTGCTGTCTCTCAGCTAGAGCGTTACAAGATGCTGATGCAAAATTGGTGTCAACAGAACGTCTCTGCTACAATTAGTTATTCACCGGAGGAAGCAGATGCAATTGTGGATTGGCTATATTCTAACTGGGATGATTATGTCGGAGTTTCTTTCCTGTTTCGGGCTGATCCCACAAAAACAGCAGAAGATCTCGGATATAAGTACCTTCCACAGGAAGTCGTAACGAAGGAGAAATATGAAGAATATGTTTCTCGTATCCAACCCATCGTTCTAGACGAAGCTAACGATATTGATGCTGAGCTGGAAGATGATTGTCAAACCGGGCACTGCCCGATCCGCTAGGTCTTAAATATGGCTGATATTATTTATTCACAACCCCATTGCCCCGGCTGTGTACAGCTGAAGATGAAATACGAACAAGAAGGTAAGCCTTACACTGAAATCGTTATCGGTAAAGATATTTCCGTTAGTGAGTTTCGTGAGAAATATCCTGATGTTCGTGCTGTTCCTTTCGTCGTTCCTGATGTAAAAGAATAAGCCAAAAAAAAGCCTCCCTAGATTTCTCCGGGGAGGCTTATAAAATCATCGTTCGTATTCGAGGATAATTTGTTTACACAAATCGCTACGAACAATGTCTGAAGGGTAGAACTCTACCGTTTCAATAGACGGAATGAACTTCAAACGTTCAATAGTCGCCATCAATCCTGAGTCAGGAATATCCACCTGCCTACTGTCTCCTGAGAATATCACTTTCGTATTCTCACCAACACGAGTAAGCAACAGCTTAAACTCCTTCTCAGTCATATTCTGACATTCATCAACAAGCACAATAGCATTGTCAAAGGTTGCCCCTCGCAAGAACCCAAGAGGCTTAGGTTCAATCTGACCGCGTTTACGGAACAGCTCATACAGAGACTTTCCAAACGCTCGGATGAACACTCCTTCAAATGGCTCAAGATAGGGTGCATATTTCTCTTCCAGTTCTCCTGGTAGAAAGCCTAGAGATCTACTAGCTTCTACGTTAGGACGTGTGACAATAATCTTGCTAATCTCTCGGTAGAAAAGCTTCTCCGCTGCGTATGAAGCTGCAACATAGGTTTTCCCTGTGCCTGCGCTACCAATCCCAAACACCACATCACTTCGTTCGATAGCCTCAAGATAGAGCTGTTGAGCTAGATTCTTGGGAGTTACCCCTTGGAACCTAGACACTGGTTCATGCTCTTGTTCTTGCACTTGTCGCTTGCGGGCTTGTTTACTGCTTGCCATTTGTTTACTATTATTTAGATTTCTTGGAGGGAGTTTTCTTACTCTGGGTTTTTGCTTTCTGTTTCGCTTCAACCGCATAGTAGACTTGCTTTCCCTTCTTGGAGCCATATTCTTTCTTCATGGCTTTCATCATAGATTGATTAACTGGCATTATGCACGCTTTCGTTTATCGTGCTGGTTAAGAGCACGGTTCTTAGATTTAGACATTACGCTAAGGTTTTTCGCAGATTTGTCAGCAGTGTTGTGGTTCCGATGATCCACATCTTTGCCATCGCCTTTACGAACAGCCCCTTTACGCTCCATAATTGCTCGTGAGTGATTACGCTCAGCTCTACGCTTCTTCTGCTCAGGCCGAGAATTAAATTCGCGTTTACGAACACTCTCAGGCTTAGCATTCTTTTTGAACTCGCCCTTCTTAGCCACTATTTCACCTTTCGTTCAAAAATCTTCTTAACCTCTCCTACAGAACGAGGGACAAGTTTCTTGTTCTCTTCCTTATAGAAGATCTCTTTGTTAGCTTTAGTAATAGCTTTACTGTACAAACTAGCCGCTGCTACATCATCTTCTGCCTTAATCAGCTTAGATGCTCCATAAGGCAGCATGTGATATGCATACAGCTCAGCTTCCGAAGGATCTCTCCCAAGCTGTTTCTTAGCTCGTTCATAATTATCCTTCGTAAAACCTGCAAGAATTTCTCTCACTTTCGCTGGATCAGTACGATCCTTCAAAGTGTAGTTCTTTCCTTGTTTAGCTACTTGCTCTACCCAAGTTGTGTTAGTGAACTGAGCAAGACCAAGGGCTGTACTGGTTTTGGATTTAGCATCTGCTTTACCAGAGCTCTCTGCTTTAATCACCTTATCCATGAATGCGTTCATGTTAAAGCCACCAGAAGGCTCTGTAGGAGCTTTTTGAGAGTCGCTAGGGGTAACCCTAGGCTTCTCCTTCCAATCCATCTCCCAAGGCATTTTAACGCCTGCCACAGCACTCTTGACTGACTCGACAGCTTGCATCACTGCTTGCTTTGGTTTTTCGAGCCAGTTCATGTCCCATGGCTTACTATCTACTTTAGTGTCAGTAGGTTCAGCCATCAATTACTCCCAGCTTTCCGGTTTCTTAGGGTCACCGCCCTTATACTTCATCCCGTTCACTGTCTGACCAATCTCCAGCCCTTGATATTTAGAATAGAACGAAGGCATGATGATGTGCTTGTTCTCTTCCCAATACTTGGAATAGTTAGTCGTACCAGACATGTGAGCGCCAATACGAATCAGTTGGTTAACAGCTGCCTCTGTTCCTTTAAGATCTTGGATTGCTTGACTAGTCGTCCGGTTCTCCAAAGGATCAGTAGGTGTTTGTTTAAGGCCGAATGTAACACCTGCACCAGAGAAGTTAATCGAGAAGTTCTCTTTACTTAGGCTACGTGTTACAGGCTTCAGTTCTTGACCTGTAGCAGCACGAGCAGGCACAAGACCTGTATTCGTAACGAAGACAGAATTGAGGCGTTGATCAATACCTTTAACTACAGCAGGCTCATAGATCATCTGGAATGTCTTATAAGCAGGCATCTGCTCTTCAACACTCATCTTGTTCTCAGAAGCCCACTTACCGTATTCAGGAGAAGCAAAGAACGAAGCAGATTGTTCCAGCTGTTTAGCTGTTGCACCTGAACCAAGCATCTGAGATGTTTGTTTCAGAATGTGCTTAACCGCTGTACCAACCTCTTGTTTAGCCTTCTCAGGATCTTGGAACTGACCAGAACCCAAAGAGTTAATACTCTTCTTAACGAAGTCGTATGTAGGTTTTTCTACCTCAGGATTACCGACAACAGGAATGTTGTTCACAGGACTGTTAGGGTCTGTCGCTAGCATCTTCGTAATCGTAGCAGCTACTACAGGGCTATTAGACAGCAACACTTGAGCGTTGTTTCCAAAGAGCTGTGTTGTTGCAACAGCACGAGCCGCCATTGGATCTTGAAGAGCAATAAGCTTTTGACGATTAAGCAGAGAATCAATTTGCGTAGCAAGCTGATCTGCTTGAACCTTAGGATCAGTGAGCTGCTCAGAGAGCTTTTGAAGATCGCCAAAGATGGTACGATAGGGAGAAGCAAGTTCTGGATTGACACCAGCAGCAGATTGTAAAGTCAAATTGATCTGACTAAATCGCTGAGCGATCAGGGCCTTGGCTTCATCTTGTGTTAGCTTGCCCGAACGAACTTGTGTACCAAGCGACACACCAAATTCACGGACAGCTTCAAGCTGCCCGCCAGCAATTTCGTTAATCAAACGAATAGACACTTGCTTGGTTTCTTGGTCAGCAATACCACGATCGTATGTACCTTGAGCTCGTTTCTCAGCATTACGTTTACTAAGAGATTCAAACTCAGCATTAGCACGGAGGGTTGCTTGGTGAGCCCGGATGTTAGCATCCTCTGCTTGTGTGCTCATTCCCTCGAAGAACGTATAGCCAGCATTCTGTGCGCTGAGGATAGCGCTCTTACGAATTTCAGCAGTTGTCTTAACCGATTCTACTGCTTGACCAATCTCTGTGTTTCCTTTGAATGCATCAGCTGCTTTCTTAAGAGAGTCTTGGTAGGCAGGATAGGCAGCTGCGTATTTACTAAAAATAGCCTGAGAGCGAGCTGTAGCCTCATTAGCACGAATAGAGCCTGTACGAATACCTTCGTTAATCGCAGCAATCTCATCACTGTACCCTTTGATTGCAACAGTCTCTGCGTCTTTAGCACTTTTCTTAATTGCATCACGAATACCAGAAGAGATGACATCTCCCACGCTGGCTAGGGTGCTGGTCATGCTTGTACTTACAGTACGCTGCTCAACACCTTGAATTACTTGTGCCCCAGCCCCTTGCGGGGCCGAGAGCTGCGTTGCTTGTACGCCGAACTCGGCCATATTAATTACCTTTATTGATTACGAAGTTTCTCAATATCTTCAATCCTTTGCATCAGCAGTTTCTTCTGCTCGTCTGATACAGGCATTTGACGGATATTGTCTTTCAGCGTTGCACCATCAGGAAGACCAGAAGCCTTCAAGATCAGGGACAACAGCTGCGTATTTTTATCTTGAAGATCAATCATCAACTGTTGCTGAATAATTCGTTGAGCTTCAGGATCATCTTTATACTTACGAAGCGCGAAAGCAGAAACCTTCGTAATGAATTTTGGATCAGCATTGCCACTCTGAAGCTGCGTCTGGTAATAACGCATCACTTCTTTATAGACCGACAACACTTCTTCCTTATGCGCTTTAGTGAGCTCTACAGCAGCTTTAGAAGCTTGATAGAGATCTCGCTGATTAGCAGAAGGGAATCCAAATGCTTGCAGATATGCTTCCACAGGATGAGTTTTGGAGTCAATCAGACGACCGTATTTATCATACGTCTTACCAGTCTCCAATGCCAAATGAGCTTTTACTGCGTTATTCCATCCAGAAGAAATTTTCAAGACTTCATTAATAACAGCAATAGCCTCCTCCGGAGTCTCATCAATATCCTCTTGCATACCGAAGAAACGAGCCACAGATGCAATAGCTTCACGAGTACGACCGCCTTCTTTAAAGAACAGTTGACCAGCAGGGCTATTCATAATGATCTGAGACGTACCACCTGTCAACATCGCAGTGAAGAACTCGCCCCAACCTGTTAGGTCGTAGGGAGCAATACTGGAGAAGTCAACATTGATGTCATCTGTCTTAAAGGACTTACGAAGAGCTTCGTTGAACATCATGCTCTCCAAGCCGTACAAGACAAACTCTCGTTGCTTAGGATTATCAGGTAGGATATCACCACCCATAATGGAACTAATAGCAGCTGCACCAGGAACACCCCACAGCATCACATCAGCAGCAATCAATCGAGCACGTGTCCAAGGATCAATACGTCGATTGGTAGCTTGCAGGAAGGCTTTGTGAGGAACCTGCATAAACTGCAACAGCATACCAGCTGAGTTCTGGTTATACGGCATATCGCCAGCATAGTTCATGTCGTAGCTAATAGCACGAATTTCAGAATATGCTTCATCACGAACAGCCTTGTCAGACAAGTTCTTACCCATTCGCTTATACCTGTCATAGACAGCAGCAGCATGGACAAGGTTGTTACCCATCTCACCCATATCAAAGCCGATACGACGCAGTGTGTTAGGAACTGCAGAAACAGCCCTAGTCACTTTGTTGCTAGAATCAGCAGCAGCAAGCAGTGTACCCCTAACCAAGTTCTGTTTATCAACAGCAGCCATCAAACCACTGTCGTCTACAAACTTAACAAACTCTTGGGCTTCATCTGACAACCTACCGAGAGCAGTAGATTTGACGCCAAGATATTGACCAAGAAGCTTCTCAATAGAGCCAGAAGCCCAACCAACAGGGTTATACGCAAAGGTACGAACACCTTGGTGAGTCTGGACAATCCATTGACGAAGGGGGTTAGTAGCAATGTATGCTGTAAATACAGAACCTTTGGAGAAATTAGAAGGAGCGAACTCAGAACCTTGCATTGCAGCACGTTCTGCTTTAGAAGCACCAACCTTACCAAGCATCTCTGCAATGGCCATCATCCCAGCTTTAAACACTTGATCCATACCATTAATGTATCCGTTTTGCAGATAGTTAATGTATTCAAATGTTGTACGTGCATCAGCCAGCTCAGATGTAAACTGTTCGCCTTTTGCACCGATCTCTTCGACAGAATTAGGGAAGCGTTTACCACCCATACCATCAGAGGGCATGAAGCGAGCATATTGCTCCATCATACGTGCTTTAGCAGCTTCAAGCATAGGACGAGACACTGTACGGCCCGCAATACTACGCGCTGCGTGAATAGCAGAGTCTACAGGGTTGACAACGTAACTACCATCACCAAGCAGGTTGAGACCAGATGCATCTTCCAGAAGTTTACCACGATGGCGTTGAGCAATACGTCCAGAAGCAGAGTTGATGTCAAACCAATCATCTGAGCTAGTACGCATAGCACGATCATCACCACGAACGTTATATACGTTATCGGGGTTGGTACTACGCATACGCTGTGCAAACGCTTCAGCTTCCTTCGTATCACCTGCCACTGCAACTGCTCGACGAATACCATCAGGAGTGATTTCATCTACGAAGCGAGGAGCATTATATTGAACTTGGTAATAACCATTACGATAGTTCAACACTTGATCGGAGTCACGAAGCTTACGTGTGTATTCGTCTGCATTGTTACGAATCACAACATATTCAGCTGTATCCTGACCAAACATAGTGGGACGACGCGTACGACCAATCTTACCACCACGCTCATACAGATCCTTCAAGGCTTCAGGGCTGATGTTAACAACCATGTCGGTTGTAGGATCATACACCTTAGAGACACCTTGGTAGCTGTTCAAAGGACGAACAAACAGATCAGCATTAGGAGCAATGAGTCGTTCATACCCTTGTGCGTTCAATGTACGAACCAGGTCTAGATTTTCTAGATAGAAATGTCCATCCCAGTATTTACGCCAAGAACGAAGAGTGTCAATCTGTGCTTCGTTGAAACCACGAGACATCAGATCAGTGACATCCAGTTTGAGCTCGTTAGCATTGGCTTCACGGATATATGCATTAACTTGAGACTGCTCAGATTTCTTCAGACTAGTGAATTTATCAGAGAAATCAGATGCATAGTTCAGCAGAAGCTTCTCAAAGTTGGCAGCTGCATCAGAGGCTACAGAGGCTGCACCTGTGTAGACTTTGTTCAGCATAGAGGCTGCATCCATTATCAAACGAGCTGCACTGCCATTAGCACGTGCCAGCATTGGGATACGATCAAGCCAATTACGCTTTACACCAAATGCTTCCCAGTTTGTAATGTCTGTAGGATCAATCTCATGAGACGTATCTACACGAACGAAGTAATTACCTTCGACACCACGTACATCGTCTAGCTTCACCTCTACGTGATCAAGACCATCTTTCTTGAGAATCTTCACTTCTTCAGGAAGAACACCTTGCCCACGCAAAGCAAACAGAGCTTGATTGTAAGCCTCTTCTGCGTTAGAGAATGCACCTTCAGGAGCACTATACACAGCACCGATACGGATGTTGCCACCATCAAGGGTGAAGCTGCTCATGCTTTCGTGGAGGAACAAACCTTCAGCAGAAGCAAAGTCATTAACCTTGTTAGCCCTTGCAGCAGCCTTCTCTGCCTTGGTGTAGTATGTTGCACCAGAGCCTTGGGTTGCCTCAACAATGTCCTGAGGAACATCCATGCTGCTACGCAGATTACGTTGAATATCAACAGGT